TTTTTGTCAATTTTAAATTTACACACCCCAGCGTTTTTTCCGATAAATTGCACAGCATATTCCTTTTTATATCAACCACTTACGCCAATTTTCCGCCATATTTTACCCCGCTTTTTTCCGATAAAAGTTTGTAACAGTGTGTTTTTTTACTGTTACACTCCAACCCCCGCAGCTTCAATGCGTTACAAGGGTTTTGTAACAGATATTTTTTCGCTGTTACACGCTACAGCCCTACTGCCACGGGCGTTTCCCGCGTTTCTGTAACAGATATCGACATTTCAAAAACTATATAAAAAATAGGGGTATTCAAAGTACCAAATTTTACTATTTATTATTAAGTTTCTATTAGGGCATATATCTTACAACATATAGTTGTAACCATTTCTATACAATGTTTACTAATATTTTCTGTTACCTGTTACAGAGTATTATATTATATAGTAAAGACGGGGGTTGTAGGCTGTAACAGATTTTTTTTATCTGTTACAATCTGTTACAATTTGGTGGAATGGAAAAATTTGTTTTATTTGGTGGCCGAACAAAAACCGAAAATAACGCATAGTTTATGAAAAGGCAAGAAGACCACATCCAAGCGGAAATAGTTAAGTGGTGGCAGACCACCTACCCAGCGAGAGCAGCTGACCTTATCCACATCCCAAATGAGGGCAAAAGGAGCGCACAGGAGGCAGGAAGAATGGCGGCCTTAGGGTTGATGCCCGGCGCACCCGATTTAATCGTGCACATCGGCTTTAACCACTTCGTGCCGATTGAGGTGAAAGCACCGGGCGGGAGGCTATCCCAAAGTCAAAAAAACTTAAATCACCATTGGGGGGCGCGTGGAACTCAAATCCACGTCGTATATTCGTTAGAGGATTTTCAAAAAGTCATATCCCCATGGATGAAGAAATAAGCGTTGAAGCCTACCAAAAGGGTTTAAGAAACATCGAGGCGATGGAGTTTGAGCGATGGTACAGGGTAAGCGAACCGGAGATAGATTCGGCCATGAGGCACGCGCAGGAAACGGGGGTGCTTGCTCACGCAGGCTTCATGCTGGAATGGAATTTCAAAGAAACCTTGGTCAGGAAAGTAAAAAACCTTAACTTTGTTTCCAACTAATAAACCGAAACACACGAAATCATGGCAAAAATGTACTGCGGGCAAGCCGCAATCAGACAAACGAAAATTGGTCAAGTGGTCAGCATTGAACTGGACTTGACCGATTTAAGGGCAATTTTGGGAGAGGCCGCACAAGGCCAAAGTGAGGCACAAATCCGCGAATGGACGGACAAAGGTGGAGTAGTACACAAGACCATTAAACTCGAAGCTGTCCCAATGAAAGAGCCGGGCAAGTACAGCACTCACACGATTAAGCTAAACACTTACGTCAAGGACATTGCCGCGCCGGGTGCTGCCGCCCCCGTGTTTGACAAGCGTAACGAGTACATCCATGATGCGGTAGTTACGCCCCAAGTGGTGGATGACGGAGGCTTACCATTTTAAAGAATTATGACCGCGCGTGAGGCTTATGCCATAGTGTGGTCGGCAGTATGCAAGGGCGACCTAATTGCAGCCGCTGGGAGGACGGCAGCAAAGGGTGGCCCTTCTTCTATTTCTGAATTGGTTGCCCTGTTAAAGTCCGAAGAGGGCGTATGGGAAGACCACCTATTGACCGACCGAGAACGCGCTAAGAACACATTGAGATTTGTAACCGAGCGAGGCCGTTCGGAATTGGCACGCGTAACCGCTGCGCGCACCTTGGTGGATATGCTGGAGGTAGACGGGCTAAACCCGAACGCTGACCGCGCCAAGATGCCAAGCGAAATCATATTTAAAGTCCACGCGCCGAATGTTGAATGACCTTATACTAAACCTTAAGCAGAATGAAACCCTAACTGAAAGCCTAAAGTATAGGCTTTTTGCGTTTGTTGGGGGGATTAGGGGAGGTAAGACTATAACGGGCAGTCATTGGGCTTTGCGGAACATATTGTCGCGCCCAAACGAAAAGGGCGGGATATTTTCCAACACTAACAAGCAGTTGAACCAAGCTACCCTAAGCGAGTTTATCAAGGTGCTGGATTATTATGGGCTGCATAGGGGAGTGTACTACGTTACCGGAAAAGACCCCGAAAGATTCTTTGGTTACAAGTCCAAGTTCGATAGGCATGATGGCGTTTGGTCGTTTGCCAATGGTGCGCAGGTCATTGTGTTTAGTATTGAAACCATGATCCGCGGAATTGAGTTAGGCTGGTGCTGGGGGGATGAAGTACAGGACGCACCCGTTGAGAGCCTTAACGTGGTGCTGGGGCGTATGAGTGGTAGCGCGACACCAAACACGCTGTGGACAATGACGCCTCCAGCGAATAACCCCGGCATGGATAACCTCATTTACGGCGAAAACCCCATACCCCATGTTATCAGTACTACCTACGACAATGCGGCGAACCTACCAGAGGGCTACGTGGAGGGACTAAGGGAGCGATACGATGACCTGTGGTTTGATAGAGAGGTGCTGGCGAAACGCGTAACCATGTCGGGCAGGAATTGGCTTTATGCTTTCGACCGGACGCGGCACGTGGGGAAAGTGGAGTATGTGCCTGACCTCCCCGTTTACGTGTCCATCGACTTTAACGTGTCCCCCTTCGTAGCGGTGCTGGCGCAGCGCGGCGGCGGTGGTAGACAGGCATGGGTGCATTATTTCGATGAGGTGGTGATGCGGGATACCGAGGTAGGGAGTAGAACCTACATTGAGGCGTTATGCGAAGCCATACGGCACAGGACACCCCAAGCGGCGGAAAGGAATTTATACTACGTTACGGGCGATGCCAGTGGGCGCGCGCAGTCGGTCATAAGTAGACCGGGCGTAAACTATTGGACGGAGGTAGCGCAATACTTACGGGTGGGGTACAACAAGATGAACGTGCCGTCATCTAACCCGCCGTTGGTGGAGAGCAGGCGGTTATGCAATGCGATATTTGCGAAGTTTCCGGATATTAAGATTTCGCCGAAGTGTGCCACGTTGATCATGGATTGCGAGTTTGTAAAGGCCAAGAACGGCGCGGAGATAGACAAGAGCAGCCGGGCGAATGTGCACCAGCGGGCGGATGCGTTGGACGCGCTTAGGTACGACTTGCAGGCAAACAATGCGGGGTGGGTTGAGCGTTGAGCGTGTTAAAAGGTGTTAATGTCTTGGCACTTGGTGGGGAGTTTTGTAGGTTTGTGAAAACGTAACCCATGAAATACACACACGAAGATTATTTGAAAGCTGGGTTAAGCCCAAACCAAGTACTAACTGCCTATGAGGCTGCATTTGGTAATGTTACCGAGCCAATAAAAACATTGAGCCTTATAAAAGATGTTTTTGAAGAATTCGATAACCCTTTTAACGGATGGGAGATTTTTTACGCTGAACTTGATAAGTACCTTGACCAAATCAAGGCGGACGCATCTGCTAAGAACGTAAACCACCCTACCCACTACGGCGGCGAGGACAACCCATACGAAGCGATTAAAGTGATTGAGGCATGGGACTTAGGCTTTAACCTTGGCAATGTGGTTAAGTACCTTTCCCGTGCCGGAAAAAAGGGCGAAACGCTGGAAGACCTACGCAAAGCAGCGTGGTATTTGCAGCGCGAAATTCAAAACCGCGAAAATGAATAGGTACACTTTGCTTTCCGAAAACTACGCCGAGCGAAAGAAGCTAAGACAGGACTTCCACAAGGAAGCGCGAATAGGTGCGCTGGATAAGCTGGTGGTGTATTGCGCATGGCTGGAACACAAAGCCACGACCGAAACCAAGATAAGCAACGCTCAATTAAGGCGGCTATTTGGTAGCATATCGCGATTGGACATTCACGACGACTTTTGTTTTATCGAATACACCCTGTTTTTGGAAAACGAGTTAATCATATCCCGCAAGGCGGCATTAAAAAAATAGTTACCTTTGGGCGTTCATGGTTTTTGTTTTGTTTTGTTTTTATGCGTTTTTGGCGGGGTGTAACAGCCCCGCTTTTTTTGTACCTTTGGGTATGGCCATGACGATACAGCAGTATATCCAAAAAATAAACAAGGCGGTCAAGGAATTGGAGAACGGCAAAGCGTTTACAGATGCCATAAGTACGACCATTGTAGACCAAGCGGACAGGATATTTAATGATGGGTTGGACGCGACAGGCGGGCCGATTGACAAGTACAGCACTAAGCCGACATACATACCAGTTGATGCTGGCCCTATTAAGGTGAAGCCCTTGGGTAAGCCACACGGCAAACCAAAGCGAGCGCGCTCTGTTTACGAAACGGGAAAGAGGGCAGGCAAGCCATATAAATCGCGGTACTATAAAGGTGGCTATGCCGAATTTAAGGTCAAGATGCGGCGGACTGGTAAGTTTAGGCTTTTCCTGTTTGGTAACTTCAACCGCGCGTTTTTGCGGTATGGTAAGTTTCCAACGCTGCTGAAAGAGCCTAACCGCATGGTGGCAATCTTTGCTATAAAGCCGGATGAAAGTAACCCACAGGGTAAAATAAACGGCCTGCTGAAAAACTACCCCAACGCGTTTAAGCTAAGCATAAACGAAAAGGTAAACCACCGCGCGCGCATTTCCGCTTTGTGGAACAACGCCTTTAAATAATTTGTAACTTAGCCACATGATTGCAGAGGTCATTTCCGAATTATTGCCAGCAGTTGAAGCCACGGGGTTAATAAGTAACGCCTATGGCTTATGCGAGCTGGTCAATAAGGACGAGCGCGAGTTTCCGGTTTACTATATTGGCAGGGATAACGCTGTCAGCGTAAGCGAGCAAGACCCCCATAACGGGGTGGCTTGGTTTATGCGGAACGGCGAAACCACCACGGAAGATTTGGAAAGCCCACGCGAGAATGACCGCATCATACGGCAAACTATACCCGTGCGCTTTTACGCATGGAGTGGCCGCAAAGTCTACGACGATGACGCGCCGCAGTCCCCCGAAATATTAGCGCAAAATATGCGTGCTGCATTGGTACGGGCTACCATGCCACAGCTTCGGCAGGTGTTGGGGATTTCCCGAGCGTTCACCGAGGCCACCTCCGTAAACACTAACACGCGTGAAGTGTTGGAGATTTACGCAAATATACCCGTACAGCGGCTTGACCATGTGGCGGTTTACATTGACCTAAACGTGGTGTTAATTGGCCGCGAGGAATGTTTTGTGCAGTATGCCTGCAAGACGCGTAACAGGGTTATTTTGCCCGCCGGAATATTAACGACAAGCCCATTGGGTGAAGCATTAACAATTAGCCCAAGTGGCGATTACATACTACCAAGTTTATGAGCCAAAAACGAATAAATCAACTGCCGGAAAACGTAAACGCGGCAAATAGTACGAATGACTACCTTGTTAGGCAAACGTGGGAGGGGCAGGGAAACCCAAACCTTCAAACCAACACAGGGTGGAAAACTTACGTAAGCAACTTTGGCGATTTTTTTGCGGGTATACTAACCCCGCTTAACCAAGTTTTAAACTGGATTATTTCGCCGATTTCTACGGACGCGCTGAACACAGCCAGCCTTGGAAGCGACCTTAAAATATATGTACCGCCTGCGCCTGCAAACGCTGCATTCTATGCGACTACGGCGGCTTCGGACGTGGTAGGGTACACTAAGTTAGTGATAAGCACGGTTGATCCTTCATACGATAACCCTGCCGTGGATGTAAGCACGGGTGCAATAACGGCTTTCGGCCAAGCGGCGGGCGCATTGGTCAGCGCGCCGGGCGTGTTTGTTGGAAATCCGGGTGTTGTAACAATAACGACTACGGGAGAAATACGCCGCGTAAGCGGAAGCGGCACGGCCGAGTTTTATTTTGAGGTGTACCACAGGGATGCAGGCGGAACGGAAACCTTGATAGGTACCTCCAACGTAACGCCGCCTATTTCCACGAGCGCATACACGCAGTTTACGGCCAACTGCCTCGTAAACAACGGAGATTTTTTAGCGACAGATAGGCTGGTAATTAAGTATTTTGCCAACCGCGTGGCTGGCGGTTCAAACCCCGTCTATCAGTTTTTGTTTGGCGGTGCTAACCCTGTAACAACGCTGTTTCCTGTACCCGCTGGCGTGATTGCGCCGCCGATTTCAAGCGACCCCGGCAATAATGCCACAATTGGTACAGATGGTAAGATATTCGTACCAACGCCTGTTATAGCACAAGACTTTGAAACCTTGGCAACCCAAAGCAGCCCTGTAACGATTAGCAATACAAGCGCGGAAACTATCTACCCCACCAACCTACTGGTGCAGGGGGCAAAAAACTTAGTTGGCGCGATGTATGAATTGCACTTTAATTTGAGCAAGGGCGCGGCGGGGCATTCGTCTACAATCCGAATTTACATTAACACGGCAAACAACTTAACTGGAAGCCCTGTTAAGGTGCTGGAATATGGAAGCGGGTTTAACTCTAACACTTCATTCCCGTTCTTTTTTAGGTATTTCAGAAACAGCGTAGGTTTGGTTGTTCCAAGGGATGTAAATGCGGCGGGCACGGTGCTTGGCAACATAGTCACCCAATCTTTGGTTAGCACAACGCCTATAACCTTTAACCCTAACCTGACCTATTATTTCATAATTACCACGCAGATGAACGTAACAACGTCGTCCGAAACCTTACAATTCGCCAAGCTATGCCTGAACAAATAACATGGGCTGAACCTAACAGGCCACAAATCCCCGAAGATTACGCCGTACTTATTGACGGCGAAAACGGAACAGCTTACGAAAGCGTAAGCGAGTACCTCCAAGCGGTGGCCACATTGGAGGCAAGCCAAACGCCAAATACGCCGCCCAATGAGTAGTTGTTTAGCCTCATGTACGCCCGCCGAATGTTTGGCCATGCCAAGCTGCACAGCGGGTACTACACTAACCTTGGGTACCGCCACTGGTGCGGGTACTTACCGCGTCTACTTGGAAAACCTCGCAACGGGTTATGTAAGCGGCGTGCAAGTGGTGGTTGATAATACCTTGGTGGTGGCCGTTGACCCAACAACGCTGCAACGCGTCAACCCTGCCAACGTGTACCGAATTTGGATGACCTTGGCGGTGGATAGCCTGTACGACACGCAGCCAATTTTAGTGAATGGAAATTCGTATGATTGTTTTTTGCTTAACTTTGTTAGGACTAACAACACACCGAATAACCAAACACTAACACCACTAACATGAAGTTAATTGACATTGGATTGTTTTCCTTTGCTGCTGCAATAATGGCTATGGCCGTTTACATTGCGCGCTGGGAGGGAATGATTTTAGAACCATTGGATAAGTACCTGCGGGAAGCCCTGCCGAAGTATGTTTACAAGCCCTTGATTGGATGCGTGTACTGCAATGCTTTTTGGTGGGGTGTCCTTGCTGGGTTTGGTCATTGCGTGTGGCAGATGCACGCGATTTTCCAAGATGCAGGGACGCTGGCGCTGCCGTTTGGCATGGTGGCGATTGTGCTGCATGGCTGCGTGGCTATGGTGCTTACAGCGTTAATGGTTGGCATATCCTCCAAATGATTTTCCGGTTATTGTACAGGGCATTCCCCCGCGCATATGCGGCGGCTATGCCAAACTTTAGCTTTCCGAATTACAAGGATAAGCTGGAGTTGCTATTCAAGGAAGGTGAGCATGGGTACTATAAGTTCCCCGTGGCGCAGGACATACCGAACGAAAGGTACTTAATCCTGCAAACGCACATCCAAGAACACCAAGCGCGGTTAAGCGATGAAGACCAAGGGGTGTTTGTGGAATTGTTGGAAAAGGCTTACGCGGATCTGTTAAGCCCAAGGGAGGCAACGCAGGTGCAGGCAAAAAAGGAGATAGGCTACCTGATTGACGAAATTAAGTTCCGCCATAAGGAGTTACCTATACACACGCGCGTGCTATGCGATATCGGGGCGGTGTGCCTCATACGCGATGACGAAGACCCGGCTAAATTCGACAAGCAAATCCATGAAGAGAAGGTGGCTGTGTTGCGCGGCCACATCACAGACCATGGTTTTTTTTTGAAGATTGGCTTGGCGCAGTTTATTCCCAACTTCGAGCAATTAGCATCGCATTGGCAAGCATTGGCGGCGGTGGCGGAACGGATGTTGCAGGAGAGCGACGCAAGGTTAAGCGACTTCAAGACGTTGAAATCAGGGGGCGGATTTTTCGCCAAGAACAAAACTACAAAGAGTTCCTCCTAATATTGGCCGGTGGCGATTTAAGCGCGTACCGGTTATTGCTTGACGGCACGATTGACGACGTGCTGGTGGCGTACAAGCGCAAAGCGAAGGAAAACGAAAAGGCGGAGGCGGAATTAGCGCAGGCGAAGGCGCGGAATAAACGCCGCTAATGGACGTTTGCCGTTTTGGATGTAGTGCTTTTCCAAGGTGAACAGCAGCTCATTGGCGGTACACAAATCGGAAATTAGGTATGGGTTGTTGGTTAGTTTGGTTCGAAACTTTTGGAGTTCAGACTGACAAACGCCGCCCTGTGGGTAGGTGTGCGGGGTAACCAAAGCATGGTTATTACACCCAAGGTAGCGGTTCATGAAATACATGGCCGCGCCCTTAATGGTGTATTTGCGTGTGTCCCCACCAAGGTTTCCTGCGGCGTCACACACGGCGTAGAATATGCGGGCTTTTAGTTCCATGAGGTGCTTGGCTGGAGGGTTATTTTGTTTATATCTGTGTTGTCGGCAATGCTACAAATCTGCAAGCCTATCACAAAAAAGGTCAACTTCTTTATCCGTCATTTCAGTATTCACGTCCTCAATCACACGGCTGACAATTTTATCCCAATAAATTTCCCTGATTTTCCAATCGGGTGTGTCGATATAATGACTATCACCGTTAGCCTTATAATGATATAACCAATAGTTAATCATATCTTCAAGTTGACCGTCCGAGAATGCGCCGCACACAACAGCACCTAAAGAAGATGGCTGGTTGTCCTTTTCTGATAAAGTTTTCTTTGTACTCATAATTTTGTTTCGTTTTTCGTTTAAGCAAATGTATACACCCGCCCTTTCCCCTGCAATAGCCCGCGCCCCATAGCGTGTTAAAAATCGTTAAATTTGCTTTATGGCCATAGATAATATCATAGCGCGGTTTGAACTACAAACAGGACAAGCGCAAACCGAAATACGTGAATTGACCGCGCGGTTAGACGCGATGGATAAGGAGTTGAAGACCACCGCCAAGGATGGTAAAAAAGCCTTTTCGGACATTCAGCAGGGGGCGAAGCAAACGGGCGGCGCGTTTGGAAACATGAAGGCGCAGCTAACATCCTTTGCGGCAACTATGGGTGTAGCGTTTGGGGCGCAGGAAATCATACAATTTACAAAGGCCAGCATTGACGCGGCGGCGGATTTGGGGGAAACGCTCAACAAAGTGGGCGTAATCTTTGGAGAAAACGCATCGGACATTGACGCATGGGCAAGCACGGCAGCGCAAAGGCTTGGGCAAAGCAAACAGCAGGCTTTAGACGCGGCTTCCACTTTTGCGATTTTCGGAAAGAGTGCAGGAAAAACGGGCGAAGACTTGTCGGGGTTTGCAATGGAAATGACGGAACTGGCCACCGACTTATCTTCATTCCACAACACGACACCACAGGAAGCGGTAGAGGCATTGGGGGCTACCTTTAGGGGAGAAATGGAACCTATCCGTAAGTATGGGATAGTGTTGGACGATGCGACTTTGCGGCAGGAGGCTTTAAGAATGAAACTTATTCAAACCGATAAACAAGCCCTAACACCCCAGCAGAAAATTTTGGCAGCCCATGCGGCCATAATGAGAAAAACCAACTTAGAGCAGGGGGACTTTGCCAACACAGCGGACAGCCTAAGCAACAAGCAAAAGATTTTAACGGCTGAATTTGCGGATTTCCAAACCCTGTTAGGCCAAAAACTTGCACCTACCTACGAAAAACTTGTTGATGCGGGCGGGGATTTGCTAAAAGCGTTTGATTGGGGCGCGGTGTTTGAGCAACTCATGCAGATTGCGCGGGATAACTTTAAGCCTTTAATGGACATAGGTTCGGCATTGGGCGACCTATTCAACGCGTTTGGTAAGTCCGAGGAAGGTGGCCGTAAAATGACAGGCTTGTTTACCGTCCTTCGCGGCGTGGTTAATGCCACGCTTATTCCGCTTAAAATCATTGCGGCGGTTTTAAGGCTGTTTGTGGATAATGCAATTATTCCAGCGGTGCAAACAGGCCAACGCCTTATAGCATGGTTTAATGAGGTGCGAGAGGGCGGGGGTTTTGTGGCAGACGTCTTTAACGTAATCGCTAAAGCGGTAGGCGGGTTGGCACGCATGGTGGGCAGCGCGCTCGAAACCATTGGGATATTGTCTAACGATTCCAACGTGGTAGACATTGTCGGCAACCTACGTGAACAGCTTTCCAAGTTGGGTGATGAAGACCAAATCAAGCAGCTGGAGGAATGGAAAAAGCAGTTTGCCGGAAATATGCAAATGGTGCAGGTATTTGAGAATGAGATTAAGGCGGTACGGGCGCGCATGGCTAAAGCGGCGGCGCAGGCGGCAAAAGAAGAAGGAGCGGCGGTGAGTGCGGAAGCGAAGAAAGCCTACGAAGATCGCATTAAGCAGCTGGAGGATTTGGAAAAGGCCGTGCAGGATGCAAACTATGAGATACTCCAAGCCAGCCTAAGCGCACAAGAACAAGAGGAATTAGCAGTTGAGAAAAAGTACAAGGCGCAGATTGACTTAGCCAAGCAGTACGCAAACGATTCTACCGCCGAGGGGCGTAGATACGCGGCGGTCTTGGCGGCATTGCAAGAGGCTTCGGAAACCGAAGTGTTAGAAATCCAAAAGAAGTATGCAAATCTTAAAGAATTGGCGCGTATTGAGGAGCGGAACAAGGAGCGCGAAGCCGAGAAAAAGCGGGCGGCGGAACGGATGGAGTTTTTAAATAGCCAAGAGGAACAAGAGGTTGTGGCGTATGACGAAGCGGCAAATAAATTACTTGACCAATATAACCGCCGGATAATTAGCCATGAGGAGTTCCTTAATGCTATGGCCAAACTCGACGAAGACTACCAAGTTAAGGCAAAAGACGCGGCACAAAAACTTGAAGAGCAACGGCAAAAGGACATTGAGCAGCGTGAACAAACCATTGTCCAAAGCGTTCAGCTATTCGGCGAAACGCTCACTAATATCATGTCCATAACAGGGCGAAACAGCGCGGCATTTGCGGAATTTCAAAAGTTTGTTGGGCTTGCTGAAATTGCGGTATCACAGGGCGTGGCAATTGCTAAGGCTATCAGGGTTATTGCGGGCACGGCGGTTACACCCATTGACCTTATCGCAAACATTGCGATTATTACGGCTTCCTTGACTTCGATTTTTGCGGGGCTTGCACAAGCGGTTGGCCAATCGCAGACACCCGAAGTACCGGAGTTTGAAAGTTACAACACGGGAACGCCATATTTGGAGCGTGGCAGCAACCCGCGCGGCATAGACACCATACCCATTATGGCGAATGAGGGGGAGGCGATTATCCCAACCGCCGAAAACGCGAAGCACCCCGGACTTGCACGGGCGTGGATTAACGGAAACTTGGATGACTATATCTTCAGAAACTACGTTATCCCACAACTGGAGGAACAGGCAGCAAGCGCAGCGGCAGCACGCATGGAGGCCTTTGGTATCACGGGGCAAAACGTAGCCGGATTCGATGACTTTAGGTTGTTCACACAAGCGCGCAGGCAGACGGGGGCATTGGAGGCGATTGTGGAAAACACCAACCCCAAGCGGCAAAGCAGGAAGCGTTATTATTCGTAACTTAGCGTCATGCTAAGGATAAACCTTGACGGACAAAATTTCGAAGGAGAGGTCAATGGCCTAACCGAACTTGAAGAGCGCATATTCCGCAGCGATGAACTAAAGGGATTCCTAACCGAAATAACGGGAAGCGTGGAAGTTTATGGCGCGGCCTATGACTACGTGCGCACCACCTTTAAGGAGCAGTTATTCTCCCGCATTTCGGTTCAGATAGATGAACAAGACCCCACCAATGGCGTGTGGACGCGGATATTCAACGGAGAGATAAAAGGCGAGAATATTCAATTCGACATGATTGAGCGCAAGGCAACTTGCGAAGTAACAGACCTTGGATTCTTTGGGCTAATTGACGCTAACCGCAAAGTTGATGCAGACCTATCCGCGCCTAATAGCTTTTCGGGTGCGTTTATATCCCCCGCCCCCCTGTCGGATTTTTCGACCTTTAACCTAACCAACCACCTAAGCACTAACAACACTTACACGGGTGGGCCAAGCGGAACGCTTACCATCCCGGCGGCTAAGGGTTATTTCACTTGGGATGCGCTAAAGTTTTTAACGGAGTTTATGACCGATGGGCGCGTGCGATTTCGTTCGGACTTTTTCGACTATACCAACATAAACAACTTTTTTGCGTTTTCCGGATTGTTCACCGGGCGGCAGCTGCACCTTGTAAATGACAATAGCCTAATCATAAATTGGGACGACCTTTTTACAGACCTTCACCGAATTTTCAATGTATGGTTCACCATTGAGGACGATGGTGGAGGCCCGATATTACGCGTTGAGCCTTATAGCTATTTCCAACAGGCGGGAAACCAGCAAGTCATTGAGGCGGCAAGCCTAAACGAAAGCCTTGACAAGGGCAAAATGTTTAACCGGATTGAGGTAGGGTGCAGCCGGGAAGATAGAGGCTTTGTGCCAAGGCAGTCGTATAAATTCCATTGGCAGGAAACCTTTACCACGCTGACGCCCGCTAAGGAAGACAATATTTTAGACCTACGTCTTAAAAAGCTAATCATAAACTCTAACAGCATTAAGCGTGTTTTGCCTGTGCAGCTTAGGGGCGGCCATGAACTTACGCCGTTTGTTTTGGCTAAGGGCTTGCAAACGGGTAGCCCTACTTCGTTTGTTTTGTCCGATAGCGCGGGGCGTCAATGGCGGGAAGCAAACGTAAATGGATCGGGATTTTTAGCCGTAAACTACACGAGTGATTTAGCCTGTGCAACGGGCGCGGTAAGCGGTTCGGACATTGACACGGAGCAAAACATATTCTTTGGTGGTGATGTGTACCACGTTTTCGACACAGATGATGAACTATTTGATGAGGTGTTTTTTATAACCTTCGTAAATAACGCCGTGCCATTTACACGCGAGGCGCGCTCGGTTATAGCTGGGCCACCGGTTGGCACAGGTTCGCCTGATTTAAGGGCGTACAACCCCGACATAAACAACAGCAGGGTTTTGAATAACCACCTAAGCAGTTTTCCCGCGAGCGTGTTTCAAGTGAGCGGGCCTGTGGCTTCGGATTTTAATGTGGGGATAACTTGGTTGCAAAACCAAAACAACTTTATTGATGCAACGGCGTTTAGTGTTGTGCCAGCTGCACCAATTGCTGGGCTTACTTTTGCCATTCCCGGTGCATGGGTATTTCGGGTAATGACATTGCCCGAAGATTCGCAAACACCCTCAACCAATACAGGGGCTTACAACCCGGCAACCGGAAGGTTTACTTGTCCTCCCGGCAGCGGTGGGCCATACAGCTTTGCGGCATCACTGAACCTTCTTAAAAACCCACCTTTAAGCGGCCCTGTATTAGCACCATTTGCGGAGTGCGTTGTAGCTATTCAGCATTATGACGCGACCAATGTTCTTTTGGGTGAGTCTTTAGCAAGTGGGCCATTTTTGTTTCCCAATGGTTCGCAGCGAATAGTAAACGCATCGGCCAACTTTAACCTTGCACCAAGCGACTATGTAGTATTGGTGGTTGGCATTGCGGTTGTTCCGCCATTTGGGTATGAGGGATTTCGGGTTTTAGACCACAACCAACAGGTAGGCCCATTTTCAACCAATGATGCACAGCGTTGGGTTAATCGCAGCTTCTTCCGCTTACTAAGCGACCCCGACACGACAGGCGTGGTGGTTGTACCGGATTCCAACCAAGTGGAGGTAGTGCTTAACGATGTGGAGGGCTACGTAAGTCAAGACCAATGGAACGCGATTAAGGCGCAGCCATACACAGGGGTGCAGCTTGTTTACGGGCCAAACAAAAGCATTACAGCGAGGATTCGGGAAATAACGCGGAACATTAGCACAGGCGAAATAAGCGCGCAGTTACAGCGCGTATATGACAATTCAACCAACTTACTTAACGAATAATGCCACGTAGAGATATAAGATTATTGGATTATCAACCCGTTGTTTTTCGGTTGGTAGAGCCTGATACCGACAGCATAGCGGATAACTTTACGGATGAGGAAACAACGCTGTACGACAAGATATTAGGTAAGTGCCGCGTGTTTGGGGCTAACTGGTGTCAGGTGGCGGAGTTGAACGATCCTGTCAACGTGCAATGGAAAGCGAGCGAGGTGGGGGCGAACTTGTGGGAAGGAAACGTATTTAGGACTGCAACCGTAACAAGTACTGCGTCAAATAAACTTATTGATTCTACTGCCACGTTTAGCACTACGCCGGGCGCGTTTCCATTTAACCTTTTGGTATTAAATACGGCAACGGGACAAAGCGCATGGATTACCGCCGTAGATAGTGCTACGCAGTTAAGCCTAAACGCAAACATTTTCACAAGCGCGAGCGAGCCTTATGTAATATATAGAACAAGGGTAAACACGGCGGGATGGAGTTTAGATTTCAGTAGCGGCATTGGGTACATTGTGCAGTATGCGGGTGGTGGGCCAAGTACCTTGGAAGCGTCAAACCCATCGCCATTGTCACCAATGCTAAGGGCAAACAAATGGAACAGGGTAACTCTTAAAGTGCCTCAATACAACTATGGCAGTTTTGATGTGGTGGTGAATGGGCCAAGTGGCCCGCTGGCTACATACACCATTGCGAGCGCGGGTGAATTTGAATTTTACGTTTGGGGTGAGCCGCTTTTCGTAACCACCTTTTCCTTCATTGTCAGCGTAGACTTTTCGGGAACGATTGACCTATTTTCCTTGGAAATCTACGAAGTCAACGATTCATACTCCCTCGTAGCCCTTGACCTTGCGGGAAACCCAATAGGCGGCCAAACGATAACCTATGGTGATTCCGCGAGCGACACCGCTATGTTTACGGGTAACGTGGTTTATCAAGGAACTTGGGGGGATTTCACCGAGGAATGCGGATGCATTCGCTTGGCACTAATTGATGAAGGAAACCCGCCCGAATGTGAGGGGGAGTTAATTAGCGACCCGAACTTTGAAAACCCAGAGGTAAACTGGAACTATACCGACGGGCTTTTCGACCCATGTGAGGGTGAGTGTTGTGGTATGTGTTTCACCGAAACAAGCGCACCATTTGCAGGGGCGGGAACTTCTTTATTATGTCCATTGGAGGTAGGTAGAGAGTATTGCGTTACCATTGAGGTTTGCGGCGTTACAACAGGCATAGGTGATTTTGCGCAAATTGGCGTGGACATTGTAGAAGGGCCAGCATTATTAATTGGCACAATTCCAGCCAGCAGCAGTAGTGGTACATACACCTTTAGCTTTACGGCGGATGAAGCGTACACCAACTTTTCCATAGGCTTCAACGACCTTAACCTATACGGGTGCATCACTTCGGTATCATTGGCGGTGTGCGAGGTTTCCATACCTTACTACGCCCTTAGCGAGTGCTTCAAACTTTGTCCACAGGGATGTACTACCGAGATAAGCTACCGGAACGATTCCAACGCCTACGGCTTAAACTATGAGTTTGACCCCCTTTACCGGAACTTTACGCGGAACACCTCTCGCATAATTAACCAAACGCTGCGGGATAACTCTTTGTCGGTGTTCAAGTCCGGTCGCGGCATAGGAAACAACCCGTACCATGATGGCTTGCGCGTGGCGGACTTCAACCAAGGGCCAGCCCCGGCATACTACCACATGGTGTTAAGCACAGCGTTAGCCCACAGCGACTGCCGCGTGGATGGTGTACGGGTAATGCGGATTTCAGAATACCAGCCGGATTGGTCAGACAGCTACGAATTAGCCCGCGCCAGCACCGAGGTGCAATTCCGCAACCAAGATAACCTACGTAACACGCGATGACGCGGGAGCAAAACCAAATAATTAAGGACTTGCAGGAAGGTATAGACAACTTTCCTGCTGCTCTGTCCAGCGGCACAATGCGCGTGCAGCGGGAGGCGTTTGATAAAATTATCGGTAGCCTGTCAAGCCTTGCACTAAACCCCGACGGAAGCGTGATAACCAACACGGCGAACTTCGGGCAAATTGAAACCATAATAAATGATCTTCGCTCGGCGTACCTTTCGCCTAAGTACAGAGAGTTTTTGCGGGAGTACCTTGGGGGCTACGACCTCATGGCAGAAATGACCATAAGGCTTTTTGACACCTACGGTATAACGCCAAACATTACAGACGCGGCTAACGCTATTTTAGCCAACGCGAAAACAAACGCCACGCGGCTATTAACCCAAGGCGCGGTGGACACAGCCTTACCTTCCTTCCGCGAAATCCTAAACAATGCGGTGGCGCGTTCCGAAAAATTCACGGATGTAATCCGAAACGTACGGCAAAACATCGAAGGGAGCGAGGATTTTCAAGGCCGCATGGAACGCTACGCAAAGCAAAACGCCAAGGATATTTTTGCCGTCGGCCATGCGCAGTACATGACCGCGGTAGGTGATGCTATGGGGTTTGAGTTTTACGAGTACGCGGGCGTCAATACTTTGGATAGCCGCGAATTTTGCCTACACAGGAAGGGCAAAGTGTACCATACCGAGGAAATCCGGAAATGGGCTACTTTGGATTGGGACGGCAAAAACAGAGCAACCACGGCAGACACTATATTTTCGCTGCGGGGTGGCTACAACTGCAACCACTTACTTGTGCCTATTGCTACGGCGTTAGTTCCGGAAGACGTAATCACCCGCGCAAAACGAAAGGGATATATTACCGATGACGACCCCGACGCGTAATTGTAATTTGTATCTTAAAAAATGTTAAATTTGTGCTTAGTGTTTAACGTTAATCCTTAATCTTTAAAAAAATGTCTTATTGTCTTAATGCACTCCCAGCGTACAGCGAGAACCAATGCGGTGAACTTCGCGTGCGCGGTATCGGTGATGTCTTTGTCCTTGCACAAGGCGTAACCTTCATTGACCCCACCGACCCCGCAGAATGGGCGGCAAAGCTGGCGGCCAACGATGTTGTAATTGTAAAGAACATCAAAGGGCAGTACGCCAACCCCGAAGCTGAAAACGCGGCCAACCCACGCGAAAGAGGCCCAGAGGAAATCCTCATGAAGCTAAACCACACTTTGGCGTTGACCGATGCCAACGTAAACGCGTCTAACGACAGCTTCTATGAAATCCTAAACACGCAAACCTTCGGCGGTATCGGGTGGCACAACCCCAACGAAAGCGAGATCCGTTTGGCTTACGCTGACGTAAGGGCGATGGCTATGCCAGCCTCCAACATTGACGCTGAATTTCAGCTTTACAATGTTTCGTTCATGTGGGAGTCAAATCCTAACGACTTCCCAACATTGTATAACGCACCTGCTGGGGTATTCGCCTAAAAGGAATAACGCACACACACGAAGAAGGGGGTTTAATGCCCCCTTTTTTAGTTAAAAAAAGTTAAGGAATTTGGAGGGAAGCGGCGGCGGTGTAACTTTGGTGCATGAAAAAACCAATCACACAATGGCTGGCGGAAATGCCCCAGCCTTACGCCGAACTCGCACTTAAAGAATATGCACCCATATTGGAGGCAAGCGGCGAACCTGACGAAGACGTGGCCACTATGCCCGATGCGTTTATGTGTTCTGTGCTGTGCTTGGACTGCCCACAAAAAACAAACTTTTGGAATGATGTGCTGTACTTCATGGGCGAGGAAAGCGCATGGCCACCGATTGAGGTATATGGCAGGGCGTTTACGTCCATGAAGGATATGGATGCACCCAAGCGCGAAATGTCAATGTTTTGGAATGAGTAAAATGAGCAACATGGAAAAGACAATTAAAGAATGGTTGGAAGAATTGCCTGACGGGTATCGGGAACGAGCCATTGTAAACACGGAAGAAGGCATGCTAGACGCGAGTCGTTCAACACTTTTAGAGGCGATTTATGGAGCTTTTATTTGGGAAGATTCACCGGAGGGTCATTGGTTTTGGAAAGACGTTTTCGACCACTACGCCAAAGGCACACCCCTACCCCCACTGCCATGAAACACCAATCAAAAAACGAAACAAAACCCCGCCCGTTGTTTGACGAAATCGACAGGAAAGTCATTATTGAATTTTACAAGGAAAGCAAGCGCAGGGGCGCGTGGTGGACTTGGCGGAATGAAAACAGCATTGTTACTCGATATGAACAAATAAAGGCTTTTCGTGATTTTGAAAGAACTTGCTACAAAAACAGGAAGCAAATAATAGCAACTATACTTTATTTGGCGTTTGTTTTGCTTATTTTAATTTCGCTTTTTATAAAAATAGACGTTCTCGTATCAGGAGGTAATTTGAAATGGTGGCAATGGGCTACATTAATCACATCGCCATTTTGGTTAATTAGAAGCCTAATAGAGCTAAGCAAAATCATTTACA